GTGGAAGCGTAGTGTTTTCGCCACTAGGTCAGACTGCTAGAAATTGGATTGGAATGACTGTTTTAGGTATTGATATTTACGCTTCTGTTTTTGGGGGGGACATCTATAAGCAAACAAATGCTACGGGCAACTTTCTACCACTAGGTCAGACTTCTAGACAGTGGCGTGGAATGACTGTTTTAGGTACTGATATTTACGCTTGTGTTTTTGGGGGGGACATCTATAAACAAACAAATGCTACGGGCAACTTTCTACCACTAGGTCAGACTTCTAGACAGTGGATTGGAATGGTTACCTTAGGTACCGATATTTACGCTTCTGTTTATGGGGGGGACATCTATAAACAAACAAATGGTGGTGACTTTCTTCCATTGGGTCAGACTTCTAGACTGTGGTATGGAATGACTGTTCTAGGTAATGATGTTTATGCTTGTGTACAGAATGGGGACATCTATAAACAAACAAATGCTACGGGCAACTTTCTACCACTAGGTCAGACTTCTAGAAATTGGAATGGAATGACTGTTCTAGGTAATGATGTTTATGCTTGTGTACAGAATGGGGACATCTATAAGCAAACAAATGCTACGGATAACTTTCTACCACTAGGTCAAACTTCTAGACAGTGGATTGGAATGATTACTTTAGGTACCGATATTTACGCTTGCGTTTATGGAGGAGATATTTACCAAATGGCATTAGGTGACACAGTGGGTCATTCGGTGCGAGTCACCACCGCCCGCGTTGGAACGGAAACGACGTCTCTCTATAGTGCTATGTCCTTAACTTATCGAGAGGTTTTATAATGCAACGCAATTCAAATACCCTGTTTTTGATAGCTCCTGGACCAACAACGGTTTTATTGCCCTGGGTAAACAACGCCCCCGACTTCACCGGTTTTACTGACCCAACCCTGTCTGTGCTTCAGCAGTCTTGGGTCGCTTTCCTAGAGTCTGGTGGAGAACTTGAGGTTATTGCCGACCCCGTGCCCTCTCCCCCACAACCGGACTGGGACGGGTTCCTCGCTGAGTTCCTATCCCCTGGAAACCCCGTCTACAATGCGACGGCATTAAAAGTGCAGGCAAGTTCCCCCTACACCCAAGAGCATTGGGCAAATATGCGGATCGGTATTACAAACCCATTGATCAGGAACGAGCAATGGCTACAGGAATGCTCTACTTTCCTGGAGACTTTACTGGAGGCGGACAATAACCCTCTGACTGCTGAGGAAAAGGACAATTGGGTAATTTTAGCCGCCGCCCACCATATCACCCTGGTATTGTAAAAAATGGAAGTTTCGTTGCACCAAAAAATTATTTCTGAGTTGGGGAACCTGCTAAACCAGTTAACCAATGGCTACTCGATACCGTGGGACAAAATTGTTTACTGGCAGGACTTACCTACCGAGTACGATCGGAATTGGCTTACCTATCGGGATACCTTCATTGAATTTACTGATAAAAACCAACTCTACGATCAGAAAATGACGATCGAAATTCAGGGGTGGATCTTTGGAGAACAACCTGAAACAGACGGGACGATCGCTCTGAACGATATTATTATAGTACTGGGAACCAACCCAACCCTAAGCCGCTGTGTGAATTTGTTGCAGCTAAAAAATTGCACAAAGGAATGCGAAACCGGCGGCAAAAAAGTTTGCTCCATAACCCTAACGATCGAAGTGAGTTATCGAGTAAAGGCCTTCAGACCTAACTGAACCAAACCGTCAGACCCATGACAACTGATCAGTTGAACTCTGGAGATTTAAATCATGAGTATTGGAGCCGATCCAACCCGTTTGTATTCCGGTCAGGGTATTCTGTACCTGGCCGATCGTTCTGCCACGGGGCAACCTGCTGGGTTTCTTGATATGGGCAACTGCCCTGAGCTAACCCTAAGTCCTTCCATTGAACGAATTGAACACGAAGAAAGCCGCACTGGGCGCAACTTCAAAGACGCTTATATCGAGCGCATGACTCAGGTTCAGGGGAGCATGACGCTGGAGAGCGTTGCCAAAGAAAACCTGATCCGGTATCTGTACGGGAGTGCCGAAACGGTTGCCGGTGCCACTGTCTCTAATGAAGTAGTGGTGGGTTACCCCGGTAAACAAGCGGCCCTAGAGCAAATTAACTTAACCAGCTTCACCAGCCTGACTTCTGCCAACGGGTTGACTACTTATACCCGCGACCCTGGAACCGACCCAAATGTTTACGTCTCCAGTTTTGATGCCACTACCGATACTTTCACTGCCAACGCTCACGGGCTGTCTAATGGCACACGGGTTTGGATCAGTGCGGGAACGCTGCCTACTGGTTTATCCACTAGCACAAATTACTACGTGGTAAATACTGCCGCCAATACCTTCCAACTGAGCGCAACTCAGGGCGGTGCTGCGGTAAACGCTACTGGTGCAGGCGCGGGGATCCTGGTAACCATTCAGTATGACTACAAGGTGAACTTGGGAACGGGGACGATCGAGTTTTACAATGGGGCCACCTTTACTGGTGGCGATAGTCTCCGGGCTAATTATGTTGCTGGTGTGAGTGAGCGTACTTACGCCTTCGCACAGCGTAACCGTGACGTGGTGATGATGTTCTCCGGGTTAAACCGTGCTGAAGACGATGCACCTGTACGGATCCGGGTATTTAAGGCCCGCTTAGATCCGGTTCAACAGTGGAGTCTGATCAACCAGGAGTTCAACCAATTCCAAATTTCGTTTGAATGCCTATACGACGATTTGCAACCCGCTGAAACGGGCCGCTTTTTCGTTATCGATCAACTGCAAAAATAGGTGACTTATGGAGCCGGACAAGGAACTAGCTGAACTTTGGAACAACGCGGTGCAGCACAACCGATCGGTGGCGCGGGCGGTGCAGGCTGATCTGCGGAACCAAACCCGGAAGCTCTCTGGGAAAAGCATTAGTTCTGGTGTTCGACTCTATGAGACTCGCACTGGAGCGATCGTTTCATTGGGTAAAATTCAGTCTGCACTGGCAACCCCTGGCGGGACGATCGCAGTCGGTAAGCCTTTTTTGTGGATACGGACGGATGACGGTAAGCGCCTAGGCTTTAAGCGGATGAGTCCAGGGTACTGGGATGGACTCAAGCGCAAGTATGGCAATGATATATTTATCAGGAAGAATGGAAACGGTGTGGTGCTGTACCGTAGTCGTGGCAAATTAGTGACAGTTTACCTGTTGCGGAAAAGTTCAAGAACTCCCCAAAAATTAAACCTGTGGGATACAGCACAAAGTAAATTTAGTCAGGAAGACCTATGAACTCCGAACTGCAAGTTTTAATTCCCGATCGCACCTTCAATACCAGTGCTGGTAAAGTGTCGTTGGTTCCGTTCAAATTCAAACATTTCAACCGTGCTTTAGAAATTATTGAGCGGTATGTAAATGTTTTCATGGTGAGCCAGACGGCTGAGGAAATTGCCAACCGTTTGTTCGCTAAGGTATCGGAAAGCTACGAAGTTTTGAATGACATCAATACCATTCTGGGAATGGTTATTGTTCCCTCAGCAGCGGCTATCGAAATTGATGAACTCCGATATGACGAGGTTTTGGGAATTGTCGTTGAGGTTGTTGACATGAACCTCGTTTTTTTCAAACAGATCGGGGAACGACTGAACGAAAAAGACAAGCCCGAGCAAGCGCCCGCGTAAACACAGAAGAGTGGGGGATCCGTGTCTCCCGCTTAATTCGGTTTGGACATTCGTGGGACTCAATTCAGAACTACACATTTCAGCAAATTAAGCTATTCACAGCAGCAGCTTTAGAGATCGAAGGGGAGGAACGCAGAAACGCCATTTTAGAAACTGCTATTGCGGCTCAGGGTGACAGCAAGGCAATTCAAAAAGCTGTTAAACAATTAGGTGGTTAAAATGGTCGCGCTAGAGTTTGATACTCGAATTTTTGAAAGTTTTCAAGATGCTGTGATGCTCCTGCAAGAGGGGGTTTGTGTCTACGCAAACCCAGAACACAGGCGGCTTTGGATAGGCACAGACAGCCTAATATTGCCTAAAGGTGAGTACAGAGCAATTCACCCCAAGATCGATCAATTAGTCCTCTCTCGATCGGTTGGACACGAGACTATTTCTGTCAATAAAGGCTCGAATATCCTCTATTACTACCTCTACTGTTTCCCTGTAAATGGACTTTTTTATGTCATTTTAACGCGGGATATTACGGAAAGTTATACTGAACATCAACGCGATCGGGAGTACAAGGGGTTGTTTACTGTGGTTTTCAATGCCGTTCGCTACCCACTAGCGATCGTCTCCACGACTGGAATAGTGAACCGTTTCACCCACGCCTTTTTCCAGTGTTTTGATGACAACGTAACTTTGTCCAGCGGTAGTTTTATTTGGGACTTCTTTGGAAAAGATCGGCCCGCAGTAAAAGAGTTGTTTGAGGAGTTGGTACAGAAACGGCAACAGTTTGAATGGGATGGCTTTCTGTTTACCTCTGTCTCAGACGAGTGGGTTGCGGTTTATGCAACAACGGACAAGACGATCGAAAAACCAGAGGCAAAAAACGACGAGGAACACGCTGCCGATATTTTGGCGTTTTTCCGGGTTGTAAGGAGTATGAAGGACTTACCCTGGAAAGCAATAATAATTACGATGCTGGGGGCCACAACGATACTAGGGCAAATTGATCCGGGTTTCCTGCTCCACCTGCTGGACGCTCAACCCGTGGAGCAAAGCAAGTGAAATATAGGCAATAAAAAAGCCCCTGGGTAGGGGCTAAGATGGGGAGATTTACCGATTAGGGCGGGCCGTCGCAGGATTCCCCCACGCCAATTTTTCATATCCGGGACAGTCCTCCCACCGTCCCACTCGTTGGGTTCCTACGGGGTGGTGGTAAACCCCTCCAGGAAGGGCATGGGAAGCAATGCTAAAGGTTTGGACGCACCCACCAAATCCATTCCCTTCGATCGTGGAATGGACGATCGAAGAGTTGCTGCTTTCGCCACGCTCCCACGCGGCAAACTCCCCTTCAACTGCTTTCCGCCAGCGGGTAGATTGCTCAAACGCTTCCTCCTCCGACAGGAAGACGTGGGGATTAACCCCAGAAAACTGCTGAACAGACCAGAAGTCAACCAAGTTTACTGCGTTCATTTTTTTTCCTCATTAAGTGTTTTTCTTAAGACTAAATTACTCGTTACTTAACGCCTTGTCAATACATGAGGGGGATATTTTTTTTAGACTATACTTAACCTGTCAAACCCTTGAGGAGTCAGGAATATGAAAACCTCACCAGACTATTGGATCGAGACGATCGTGGATGGGATACCCCATTTTGAGGCGGTGTTGGGAAGCCTCCACGATGCACAGCAGCGTGCTATCAAAATTGTGTCTCAGTTCCAGATAGACTTTATAGTGTTGCTCAGTGGAGACTACCGCCCTGGTGCAGTGGCCCTAAATTCTCAAATTCTGGCTGATGGGCAAAACTTCTATGTACCGGGCTCTTATCGGGTTAAGTAATGACGCTCGATCGCTTTTTGGCTGACTGCTGGGAACCACCAAAAATAGTTACGGTTTCGGAATGGGCTGACGAATATCGAATGCTGAGCCCGGAGGCTAGTTCGGAACCGGGGCGGTGGCGTACCGATCGCGTTCCCTATTTACGATCGGTAATGGACTGCATTAATGAGCCCGGCATTGTCCAGATGGTGCTGATGTTTTCGGCTCAGAGTGGCAAAACGGAGGCGTTGCTGAACGCATTGGGCAAAACGATCCACCTCGATCCGTCGCCTATTCTGTTTATCCAACCTACCTTGGAAATGGCTGAGAGCTTCAGTAAGGAGCGGGTTGCACCCATGATCCGGGATAGTCCAGTATTGGCCAAACTGGTTCAGGATCCCCGCTCTAGGGACAGCAACAATACCCTACTCCACAAAAACTTTCCGGGGGGACACCTGACGATGGCAGGCGCAAACAGTCCTGCTAGTTTAGCCAGCCGTCCTATTAAGTTGCTGTTGTGCGATGAGATCGATCGTTATCCGGTGAGCGCTGGGGCAGAGGGGGATCCGGTTTCGATCGCCATGAAAAGGACAGCAACGTTTTGGAACCGGTTCAGTATTCTGGTTTCCACTCCGACAATTAAAGGGAGTTCTCGTATTGAACTAGCATGGTTTAGCAGTGATCAGCGGTTGTGCTTTGTGCCGTGTCCGTTGTGCGGTGGGTATCAGGCGTTGGCATGGGAGCAAGTTGAATACCCAGGGAAAGGGACAGAAGAGCCTGAATTTTCAGGAGTATCCTATCGGTGCGTTCACTGTGGGGGGGTGTTTCCTGAGTCGGAAAAATTCACCATGCTTCAGCGGCACGAGTGGCGCAAAACTGCCAAACCAGGGACGATCGCGGGGTTTCATTTGAATGCGTTGTATTCGCCGTGGCAGTCGTGGGTAAACATGGCCAGGGACTACGAAACAGCGCGGCACGATGGGATGCTGCTCAGAGTTTGGTGGAATACCATGTTGGGCCAACCGTGGGACGATTCGGAGGGTACGGGGTTCAGTGCTGATGTTTTGATGGCTAAGGCTAAAACCAGCGAATATCAGTCCGGGACTGTGCCGGAGCCAGTGCTGTTGTTAACTGCTGGTGTGGATGTGCAAGGCGATCGTTTGGCGGTTGGGATCTGGGGATGGAGCGAGGAGTCCTGGTTGGTTGAGTACGCTGAAATTTTGGGGGATCCGCTAACTGACTCCCCGTGGCAAATTCTAGAAAGTTTTTTGACTAAAAAATATCCTCACACTACCCTAGGGACGATCGCGGTGAAGCTGGCTTGTGTGGACACTGGCTACCATACTCAGGACGTTTACCGGCAGGTACGCCAGCGCAAAAACTGGTTTGCAATCAAAGGTAAGTCTGGGGATCGTCCGATCGTTAGCCGTCCCAGTTGGCAAGAGGTGAATACGGCGGGGGTTGTCCTGAAGCGAGGGATAAGGCTTTATACGATCGGTGTGGATACGGCAAAGGAAATGTTGTACGGCAGAATGAGGATACTGGCAGGGGATAAGGCTATTAATTTACCCAAAGACTTAGATCAGTCCTGGGCGGTGGGGTTCTGTTCTGAGGTGCTGGTAACCAAGGTAGTGGCGGGGCAGTTTCAACGCCGTTGGGAGAAATTACCAGGAGTGGCCAATGAGCCGCTCGATACTTCAATTTATGCTTTGTCCGCCGCTATCCTTTGCGGGGCCGATCGCTTTAACTGGCAAAGGGAACGAGGCAAAAAAAACGATCGCCCTGATGGAGACGATCGTAATGGCAATTGGGTTAAAGGCAGTTAGGCAATAAAAAAGCCCCTTTCGGGGCTTACTGATGCTCTTGTTTTTGGCTGTGTAGAAGCCCCTGAGCGGGGCTTGCTTGTTTATTATTGAAAACGCAATTTTGTATATTCCTGCTCGGACATGCCAAGAACCCATACCTCATAGGGAATGGATACCCGGTTACCGTTTGAGAGGCTTACACTTGCGCCATCATAAGACTCCGTTACTTTTCTCACTTTCTTGGGGGAGACGTTTAGCAGCTTGGCTGCTTTTTCAGCAACAGCTTGGCTTCTAATTTTTTCCAGTAGGCTCATTGTCGTTGTCCCTTTTGTCTGAGTAGTAGCAGTCATGGTGGTTTCGGCTCCTTGCCGTGTTGTGTTTTTCAATGATCTAATAATAAACCGTTACCTAACGCTTGTCAATACTTTGTGCAAAAATATTTTCAAGCAACAAAAAAGCCCCTTTCGGGGCGGTGAATTATGCAGGACGATCGCCACTAGGTAAACATATCTCGTGCTTTTTTCTTTACGGACTTGATCACGTCGATACTATCCGTCGCATTGTACCTAAAAATACCTTTGTACTCGCCGTGAGAGCCCACAAAAACAACTTGAATAAGCGTATCCAAATGCGTTCCATTTTGTACGCTGGTAGAGCGCTCCTCATAGGGGTTCGCAGGGTTCAATGGGGCGAACTCGATCGCTCTGGCATTGCGCGTGGGAACGCCACCCACAACAGAAAACTTTTCTCCGAGAGCGGTAACTTCTTGCTGCAACATACTGACTCCAAAAACTTGAACTTGAAATACATTATAGCTAAGAATACCCTATGTCAATACATGGCTACTCACGAATTTGAACAGGCATCAGCAAATTAGTCTGTCCCCCACCGATCGCGTTGATCAGCACAGGGTTGGTAGGAGAATTGCACAGAATAGAGACGTTATCCGATCGCACTGACTCGATCGCTTCTCGGAGGTATTTATTGTTGAACGCGATCGTAGTGTCCTCACCCTTGACGCGCTCCATAGAAATTGACTCCTTGCCAAAACCAACGTCTTGGGTTTCAACTTCCAAAATTAGGGAGTCCTGAGTAAACGTAATTTGCACCAACTTTTTCTTTTCCTCAATTAGCACCGCTACCCGCCCTAACGCACTCAGAAACAGCTTCCGATCCACCGTCACCTCGTGCTCAAAAACCGTGGGAATTAACCGCGGATAGCTAGGGTAAGCGCCGTCCAGTAACCGACAGCAAACGTAGCAGTCTCCAAACTCAAAACTGCACTCTCCAGTGGAATAGGCGATCGTCACCGCATCCGAAGGTTTAACCATGCGGCCGAGTGCTTTTCCGGCATGGGTAGGCAAATTCACACTAGGCAGTGCCCCTTCAGAGTCAACTTGGATCATGGCCAGGCGGTGTCCATCCGTAGCCGCAAAATAAATAGTGTCCTCTGATGACTGAATATTACAGCCATTCAGAACTTGCTTAGTTTCGTCAGTAGACGCGGCGTACAGTACCGCCAGTCCACCCAACAACGACTCCCCACTAATAGAAAAACGATCGCTTCCAGGGGGGTAGAGAGCCGGATATTCTTCGGGATCCATGCAGTTGAGCTTAAACCGTCCAGTCCCAGCGACAATGCCTAGCTGGTTTTCCTCCAGTGTCAAAACGATCGTTTCACTGGTGAGCCTGGAAACAATGTCGTTTAGCAGGGAACAGGGAACCGCAACAGCCCCATTTGCCTCAACAGTGGCAGGACAGGTGCAACGAATACCAATACTCAGGTTAAAGCCAGTAATAGATAGGGAGTCACCCTTTGCCTCAATAAGCACATTGTTCAGGATAGGGTGACTGGAGGAAGAAGCCACCGCACGGGCCGCGTTAGCCAGTGCAGTGGAGAACTCAGAACGATCGACTGAAAATTTCATAGAGTGGGACTGTTTGGTAAATTGGGACGGGGAGTAGAGCGCTGAGAGCGCACCTTGTCGTTAATTTGGTTGTATTGTACGGCTCCGATACCACTAGCCAGTGTCAACAGTCCCGCACCAGCTAACAACGCCTCAGGCCCGAATACCAACCCATAAACCTTGAACCGCTCAATTTCTGTAGGGGCTGAAATATTAGCATAAATAGCCAGTTCAGTAGTGCGAATATCCCAGTAGTACACCTGGAATGTAGCTGCCACTAACAGACAGACGAAACCAATGAGCAAGCCTAGCGCCGTCCACTGATATTTACGCTTGTCCGTTTGTTCCAGGACTCGGTTTATAGCTGAGTCTATTGTTCCCGTGAGGATAGGCCAAAACGCGGGGGTGGTTAGCGCTCCGCTAAGGGCAAACTCAAAAGCGGCCATGCCTAGACTTAGCATCCAGTCTGTGTCAGTCGGTTTTCCCACGGGAGCCAAACCAACTGCCGACATTTCGATATTTTTGTAGCCGATCGCTATGGCGCAGCCATAACAGCCATAGACGAAAATTTTATTAACTAATGGGTGCTTCACTTAACTAACCTCCGGGTGTGGTGTGGGTTGTGGTGTGGGTTGGCGTGGGGTGCTGTGGGGCTCATTCACTCGTTGGTTTGTGGCTTCCACAACTCCCACAAGGGCGTAGGTATCCACTCCCACTACAGCCAAAATGCCGTCGTAAACCAGGGTATCCAGAACCATTTGAATAGCCTCAATGCGGTTAGAACCCGCATCTACCAAGGCTTTGAGCTTCGTTAACTGAATTTGGCGGGGTGTGCCAGCGGTGCCACGCCGTTGGAACCACTCCACGATCGCTTTGTGGCAGGGATCCCCGTTGCTGAAAGCTTCCTGAATTTCTGAATTTTTCTGAATTTCAGCAACAGCACCCAAGCTCGGTACAGACTCCTCACCAGCAACAGGAGCGATCGTTTCCAGTTCTGGGAAGTTTGCCAACAGCCATTCCGGGGTTAGCCAGTCGGGCCAGTCCAGAATACGGGAGGGGAACCCACCCCCCTCGATCGTTACCCTTCTGTCAGGTTGGGGCCGTCCATCAATTAGTTTGCGGTTACATCCCACGGTGACAAAATTGCCCCACATGGCATCACTTAAACCCTTGACGTTGCCGTTCATGGCCATGGTGTCACCATGGGCAATGAGCATCAACATCTCGTTATGTTTTGCCATTTCACGAACCGCGCTAAGCATTAACTCTTGGATATAGCTATCGGGGCCCACCTTTCCCGCATAGCCTGAAAACTCGTCAAGGATAGTGGTATAGGGGTTTGTATCGCCTTTGGCTAACCGTCCCATGAGGCGATCGATCTCGCCTTTAATTTGTCCCCATTGGTTGCCACTGCCGACAACCTTGAAGCTGCTGCTCCAGGTTTTATCCCCAGGGGTGCAAAAGTGAGGGGTGCAGACGGTAACAGGGTGCTGCAAGTTGTCAATTTGTCGGAGTAATGCGATCACCTGTGCTTTGGTGCTTTTGCCCGATCGCTGCCAGCCGGTGAACCGGAGGGGGGTAGCGTTCCGCAGTTCCCAGACAGGGGTTAGGTTGTACTCTGCCAACACCTGAATTAACCGGGCTTTCCGGTGTTCAAATGTTTTGGGTTGGACTTGTTCTTCAGGCTGGGGAGTGGGTTGAACCTGCGGCAAGGGTTCAGGCTCAGGTTCGACATATTCGATCGTTTCGGGCGGTGGTGGAGCGATCGTTTGGTGGGAGTTTAGTGACTCCCGGAGTTTCCTTTTAGTTTCAAAGTCATCGAACAAGGAAACCCCGATCGCCCCTGCCACCACGATTGATAGCAGGGTAGGGTTCATGTGTTTTTTCTAAATGTGAATTTGCCTAAATTTCCAGAGGTTTGCCTTTAGCAATTAGTTCAATATCAGAAGGGTCTAGATCCGAGGGGATACCCAGCCAAATTTTCAAAACCTCATTCAGGAGCCAGTCAACCCGATCGGGTGACTCATTGCTAAAACGAAGTTTTTTGATCGCGTCAAGAACGCTGGCATCAAGAATTAAAACTTGGTCTAAATTCATTTCAAGTCTCCTAAAACGGGGTGTAGTGGAACCGGACAACGGCAACCATTTGATCAGGGTTGCCACGGAAATAAAGCTCGATAAATTCGGCAACGGTTTCTGTCATGCCGCCTTCACGGAACAGATCGGACTCTGGCATATCGCCTAGGCGCTCAAGGTAGGGACGATCGGTTAAACGAATAGTCCCGATCCGCTGTCCGCCATAGGCTAGGCATTTGTCCACGGCAACATGGCAACGGAGCGGATCCGTGTCAAACGATCGTTGCCATGCTTCCAGAGTCCGGGGCTTCCAGATCCGTCGGGTCGTGTCCTTGGGGCCATCCGGGGGCAAATATCGGCGTGTCCATCCAAAAGAGAGGATCATTCTGCCCCCTACAGGAATGCGGGATCAATACGATCGGGCAGGGCAGGCAGGGCGGGAGCCTGTTGAAAGGCCGCTGCTAGGGTGTTTGAAAGCGTATCGTGGTGACGGTGCGCTCCACTGAGACGTTGAGCCACTTGTTCCATTACCCGTGCCGTGCGGTTGACGGGATGCAAGTAGGTGGTAACTGCCTGTACTACTAGCTGTTCTTGCTGTGCGGACATCACCAGTAGGCTTTGAACGTCGGCCATTAGCGCTTGGTTATTTTGCGCCAACGCCAAAAAGCTTGCCGTTTGACTAGCCTCAGCATCCTCGTTTTGGAAAGCCTCGGCTTGGTAGGTTTGCTGAGGGGCTTGGGCTTGTCGATCCTTCCCAGGACATCCAAACTTTAAAATTTCATCAACTTCAGCGGGAGTAAAAAACCATTTTTTTCCGCGCTTCGTGCCATACGTTTTTCCGGTTTTTGCGCTGGCCATATTTTTCCAGCCTGTGAACGTCTGGGGCTCAACGCCAAACTGTTGCGCGAGTTCAGCAGTGTTTAGATCAACCTGCACTTCGGTGGTAGTGTTTTCAGCCATCGTTTTCCTCTAAAATAGACTTGTGTTTTTCTTGCCGCAGGATCCACGGTGGTATCCGGCGGCTTTTTTAATGTAGCATAACCAATAACATTATGGACACTATGGACAGTAAATAAAAATGACTGGGGACAGGAAACGATCGAAAAAATTCTTTAACCTCCAATGCCAGATAGACCCCACGGTGATCCGACAAGCTCGAATCATTATGGCGGCGAAAAACCTCACGCTATCAGAGGCGGTAGAGGAGTCCCTAGTACAATGGATCGCAGTGAATAAGTCGATCGTTTTGAAAGAGTTTGAGGAATAGGTAATAGGTATGGCTGCCATCGGGATCAACTTGGCGATCGGTTTGGGTGCGTCGTTTCTGCTCAGTCTGTTTGAACCGACACAGAAAATTGAAGGTCCGAGAATATCCGATCTGTCAGCGCCTAGAAGCTCCTATGGCTCAGGGATACCGATAATTTGGGGACGGGCTAGGGTTGGGGGTAACCTAATTTGGGCAGTAAACCTAAAGGAAGTTGTAAGCCGCAGGCGGCGCAGGAGGGGGAAGGGGTTCGGGCCTAAAGTTCAGGAAACAACCTATTCCTATTTTGCCAATTTTGCCGTGATGCTCTGCCAAGGGCCGATCGCCAGGGTGAATAGAGTCTGGTTGAATGGCAAATTAACCTATGCCTATGGGGGGAATGGCAACGACTTTTTTAATTCCTATGCCAGGGTTTACACGGGTACCAGCGGACAAAACCCGGATCCGATGCTTGAAAATACAAAACCCGTGGTGCATAACGACTATGGGCTCAGCGACGATCCTGGAACCCGGGCCGCAGAGATAGCCGCGATCGAGAATACCTATGGCGTGAACATCACTAATGAGCAACCGGGGTACCGACGGCGGGCCTATATTGTTTTCGAGAACCTACCGCTGGCAGACTATAACAATGCTATTCCTGCGGTAAGTGCTGAAATTATTGCTCATGAAAACATCAACCTTCAGCAAATTATTGAGGAGCTTTGTGCTGAGGCAGGCATGAAGCCGGGGGAATACGACGCTTCAGCCTTGGCAGGTGTGCCGGTAACGGGCTTCATTATCAAAAATATCCAGTCGATAAACCAAGCTCTGGAGCAACTACAGCAGGCCTACCTATTCGACGTGATCCGATCGTCCGGGGTTCTCAAGTTTGTTTTGAAAGATCGCAGTCGGGCCGTTGTGTTTCCGGATCCGTCCCTGCTGGCTAGTCACCCCTACGGTAGCGATCGTCCTGACGACTACACAAAGGAAGTTTTGACGATCGAGCAATTATCCTCTGAGGTAAATGTCACTTTTTTGGATCCCGCTGAGGACTATGCTGAGAACACTGCCAGCTACCGGAGACAGCAATTGTTACCGGATAACAAAAAAGACATATCGGTACAGTTAGCTTTGAGCATTGATCAGGCTCGGCAGATGGCGGAGCGGCTTCTGTACCTGGAGTGGATCGAGCAACGAATTAAATACGAGTTGGCATTCCCACCGGCGTTATTAGAGGCGGAGGCGGGGGATCTAGTGCAGATCACCGTGGCAGGTGAGGTTCAGAATTTAGAGATCCGTAGGGTGAAGCTAGGGGCCAATTTAATTTGCGAATACGAGGCGATCCCATCTGACAAAAGCTTCCTGTCCTATACCCGCACCTTACCCGTTAACCCCGTGGAGTCTGAAATTTTGGTAGAGGGGGAGACGATCGCCCATATTCTCGATATGAACCTAGTGGCAGACTCAGACCCAGAAGGGCTCTACTATTCCGCCACGGGAGAGGGCACTTGGCGGTTTGGGTATCTGTTTGCCAGCGCTGATACCACTAATTACGATCTCATCAACACGATCGACACCATGGGGACGATCGGCACAACGGAGGGGGCACTGCGGGACGCTCTACCCTATGTTTTCGATGATATTTCGGAGTTAATTGTGGAGCTTATTGGTAATTCTCAACTCCAGTCGGTTCCCAATAGCCAGCTTGATCTGGGTAGGAATAAGGCCCTAGTCGGTGACGAAATTCTGCAATTCAAAGAGTCCTACTACCTAGGCGATCGACGGTGGTTGCTGCGGGGGTTTAGGCGGGGTATCCGTGGCACTGCCAGCAAAACCACGGGACACAACACTGGTGAATTATTCCTACTGCTAACCGGAGATGATGCCTATTTACAGGTGCAGGAGGGGACAACCTCAGATATTGGGAGAACCTACTATTTCAAAGCGCTCAACTCTAGCCAAACTCTGGATCAGGTAGCAGCGATCACCGTGCCAGTGGTAGGTAACCCCTACCGTCCCTATGCCCCTTCTGGGGTAACCCTGACAAAGTTAGGGAATGCTGACTTGGTTATCAGTTGGCAACGGCACACCCGCAGGAACGGACGATGGCAGGACGGTGGTGACATTGCAATCCCGGTAGAGGAGCAACGGGGATATGTTGAGATACTGAACGGGGTAACGATCGTTCAGTCTGGTTTTGTGTCGGGGAACCAGTTTACCTACACCGCAGCGGATCAGGTGTCGGACTGGGGAGCCACTAAAAACGAATTAACCCTGAGAGTCTGGCAGGTGAACGATGCCGTTATCTCAGGGTTTAAGGGCTACCCGTGGGAGGGTAGCGTGGTGGTTAGCAGGGTTGTCTAGTATGCGACCCGTACAATTTTTGGCTTTTCTAGGGGTGGTAAGGGTTTGCAGATTTGGAGGTGCTGCCCCCCTAGGGGGGGGGCTATGAGGATTACATCGGGACGGGCTGGGTAGTTTCCTCGATTTCTTTTCCAAGGGAAGACTTTGTTTGGGAGCGGCGAGTCCATTGTCCGTCCTGGTAAACCCAGGGGCAGCCGCTGTAAGCAATACGGACTTCATGCACCCCATTATTTAGGGCAAACTGGAGCACCTCAGCGATCTGTGTGGTCTCCCCGGCGAATTTTGCCCCCATAATGTAGTAGGGGCAGTTGCGGGTTCCGTCTCCTTTCACAATCAGTGCATTAGGGCGGCGACCAGTGCCATCGCCGGCGCTTAAAAGAAGAGAGTATTGAGTGTTAAACATTGTCGTTGCTCCTTGCCGTGTTGTGTTTTTCCATGCCTAATATTAAGTCGTTACCTAACGCATTGTCAAGCATTAGGCAACATCGGGACGGGCTGGGTAGTTTCCTCGATTTCTTTTCCAAGGGAAGACTTTGTTTGGGAGCGGCGAGTCCATTGTCCGTCCTGGTAAACCCAGGGGCAGCCGCTGTAAGCAATACGGACTTCATGCACCCCATTATTTAGGGCAAACTGGAGCACCTCAGCGATCTGTGTGGTCTCCCCGGCGAATTTTGCCCCCATAATGTAGTAGGGGCAGTTGCGGGTTCCGTCTCCTTTCACAATCAGTGCATTAGGGCGGCGACCAGTGCCATCGCCGGCGCTTAAAAGAAGAGAGTATTGAGTGTTAAACATTGTCGTTGCTCCTTGCCGTGTTGTGTTTTTCAATGATCTAATATTAAACCGTTACCTAACGTTTGTCAACACATTAGGCAAAAATATTTTTAGGCAATAAAAAAGGGGGCATTGTTGCCCCCCGTGGTGTTGCTTGGACAAGTCTTATTTTACCAACTCTTCAGACTTGCAGTCCCGCCAGGTGTAAACCCCAGGACTGGGGTTGCTGGCGATACACTGTGGCGCGATCGGTTTTTCGCCGTCGTTGGCAATGGCCGGTTGCTCCCAAATTGGGCGATCGGGTTGCCCCATCGTGAGGAAGATATAGGCAAACCCCAGGAAGGCTAGGAACGGAAAAATTTCAGAAAGCCCGGAAACCCTGGCGGAGCCACGGTGATCAAAGGTAGGTGGTAGTTGTGGTGTGTTCATGTGTTTTTCTAAAGATAGGTGTCACGTAAATACATTATCACCTATATCCACTGTGTCAATACGTTGCTAGTCCTGTTTTAGTCCCCAGTTTTTCCAGTGTGGTGAAACGCTCTCTACAACTGACTTTTAGCGAGTGAGCTAGGGGCTCATAGTCCCGCGATCGTTTTACGTGGTTGGGTTGGTTCATGGGCTGAAAAGGCTTTGAAGCCTTGGGTTTAGTGACAGGACGATCGGATATTCAGGATATTTCGGACAATTCGACGGGTTTTTTAGTCCCCGTTTTAGTCCCTAGGGGGAGAGTCGGGCCTTGCCGAGGCGGTGCTTACAGTACCAGTCTGCTATTTCGGGAACCCACGCCTGGAAATAGGGCAGCATCATTTCCGCTAGTTTTTGAATTTCTAACTGTGCGTCCTTTTTGGCTCGTAAGTCCAGGAAGTGCATCAGGGAACGCACATTGAAACTCACCACAAAATGTTGGCGGGTGTCAAAGGGCATAGGCCCCCTAGCCTGTTCCTCAGACATTCCCGCGTCTAGGCTATTTTTATAGCGATCGGCGGCTACCCTGCACCACTCCAGATCCTCCTGGCGCTGCTCGTCACTGTAGACATACTTCCTGCCAAAACGATCGTTATAGGAGCCTGCGGGCCTTAGGTAAAAAACGTCTTCAATATCTAACTCACCTTTGGCTGCACGGACGATCCGCTGTCCGGTATAGCGGCCGCTCTGACAGTCGAAACTTACGCCGATCCGATGAGTCCTTGCCTGCTGCATGACGCTATGGGGAAAGTAACCCACGTTGAAGACAATTTGGGGGTGCTCCAGGGGCCCCCAATGCCCTCGATCGCCTGCGAGGAGATACTTAACGATTAACTCTCCGCATTTAGTTTCTGAGGGTATTGTTTCGTCTGAGGCAAAATTTTCGGAGTAGTCCTGGTGCATGGCGGTGTAGATAACCTGCTGGGGGTTTGCCATTTGTGAAACGACAACAACTTTAAACTTTTCCATTTCGGAGTTGGGTGAGGGTTTCAAAAATTTGCTGCTTTTTCTCCCGTGTGATCCACCGCTGATAAATTTTGGTATGCACCTCGACAGAATGCCCCATCATCTGAGCGGAAAACTCCACAGGCCACAACCATTCTAGGGTACGGATAGCCCAGGCATGGCGAAGATCGTAGGGGTTGAAGGGGGTTCCGGCTCTCTGAAATGCGACAAATACCCGTTGTCCTAATTTCTGGTTGGGTTGGTTTGGGTTCACGTCTGGCAGGACGGGGCGATCGAGTTGGAACCGCTCGATCCATTCGGGGGGACATGGCCACACTTCTCTGGCTCCGGTTTTGGTGTGTTGCCCAACTGAAATTCTAGGGAAGTCCAGTTGCAGGTGAAAAATTTCATGGTTTCTCAGTCCGTAGGTGGCCATCATCCCGTAAACCCACCGCCACTTTTTAGAGAGAAGCTCATAGGCTTCGAGTATTTGGGCATCGGTGGGGATGGTGCGGCTGCTGAGGGTGGTGTAGCTAGAGTAGGTTCCTTTGTAGGGTTTTAAGTCTATGGGGATATTCAGGAATTTGGCCAGGGCACTGATAGCCTGATAGGCCCTAACCCTGGTGCGGGTGTTGGGCGGGCTTGCCTTGAGGAGTTCCAGGAGGCTGTCTGCGGTGGGGGGCTTATCGAGTTTCCGCAGCACTCGTTTGTATTCGGTGTCCCAGGTGCTTTGTTTGCCTCCACGATCGAGGTAGTCCTGGTGAAATTTCTCTATGGCGGCGGCGGCTTCTGGTTCGGTTGCCTCTGGTTCTTCTGGTTCGGCTGGCCATTCAAATTCTTTACAGTCCAGTAGTGCTGATATTTTCCGGGCCTCTGCTTCTGCCCGTTTCAGTCCGGCTGGGGTAAACCCTACTCCTAAATATATTCTTTGCTGGTAGGGACGATCGCCTTTGCCAGGGCGGGGCGGCAGGGTTCCCCGTAGGCACAATTTCTTGCCTTTTACTTCGATCGATACTCGCACTCCCTGAGAGGCTAGGCGATCGTTTATGGTTTTGAGGGTTTGATGTGGAGTCATGCGTTTACTCCAAAATTAACCCAAAACGACTTCCCTTTCACTTCCTTTCAAACTAAAAACCCCCTTGCGGGGGCCTTAGTGGTTGATGGGAAGTCGGAAAAGCGTCCCTAAACAAAAACGATTGCCTCTCCCATCGGAAAAGGCGATCGTTTTTTTTAGGTTTTGTTTTAAGGGGTTGGGTTGGTTGGGGGGGAGACAACACCATTGATTAGTGCAGTCTCCAAAGCGCTCCAGCTTGGCCATCCCGCAGCCTGGGCTATTGCCTGCTTTTGCTGCCGTCTACGCTGTTGTCGCGTGACAGTGGTATAGTCCACCCGCTTTTTAGCTTTTTTCGTTACCACTCTTACCACTCCAAAACTTGGTTAAAATTTACCCAGCCGTAAGTATCCTTAAAAGAGTGAACCTCCTCAGAAGCCGCAATGAGGAAAGGTTCAGGCGCTCCGTTTTGAGGCTCAAGCGACACGATCCAACAGTCCCCAGTGTCATCGGGGCCAGTGAGTTTGAGGTAACCGTGGGGATCCTCTTTGTCAAATCTGAAAATGCAACCTACGCGCAGTTCGCTCAGGTGGGTTTTGGGTTGCACGAACTTGGGTGCTATTAGCGTCATGTGTGTTTTCCTTGAAATTAAATGTTCTATTTACTTGCCGATCGCTTTTAGAAGGAGCATTGCTTTTAGAAGGAGCGATCGAACCTTGTGAAACCTTAATTGTCGTATTCGGGACGGGATGAGCGATCGAACCGGATCCACTCATTGAGAAAGCGATCGGACAAACCGGACATATCATTGATAAACAAGTCTTCTGCAACACGACGATCGCAGTCGTTTACCGACATCCAAAACTCTCGCTGAGTCAGCAAATCCTGAAAGCACCACGGCAGTGCAGAGCAAAACCCCTGTAGATAATAGTGAGCGTGGGCAGCCGTGAGGTCGTAGCATTTTGAGACTATCCCAGAAAGGAGTTCGTTAGCCCGCTCTGCCATTTTGTCAGACAAGATCTCTGTAGATGCCTCAAGCCGCTTAATGTCAGAATGGAGCCATTCTAGTAATTGAGTGTTCGCCAACGTGGTGGTGTTCATGTGTTTTTCTCGGTGAGTTTGAAATTAAATGTTGCCGATCGCTTTTAGAAGGAGCGATCGAACCTTGTGAAACTATTCACCGGCTTGGAGCTTTTCTATTAATCCGTCCCTGTCGAAAGGGCGATCGTTCTGCCAATCGGAGAGAACCTCTAAGAGTTTGGGCACTCTCCAAAAGGATGCTGCACCTCCCATCTCTTTTGACGGGTGGAGCCATACGGATCCTCCATTTCCCGTTCCTGCCGTGGAGACATCAAAATAGTGCAAAGCCCGATCGCCGCAGAACGTATTGCGTGTTAACTGAAAAGGACTTAGTGCATCTTCTACACGCCGAGCGATCTCGACGTGAGGATTAGAGGTGTTCATGTGTTTTTCCTTGGTGAATTAATTTCGTAACTTCCGTAATACTAAGTCGTTACCTAACGTACTGTCAATACATCAGGCAAAACTTTTTTCTAGCGCCAGTCCCTCCTGTTCCGATCGCTCTAGGTATTGGAGTACAGAAACCTCACACCAGCGGTAGGTAAGGCGGGCGGCATCGGGATTTAGGGGGCGGTACTGAAAGCGGTGCTTATTCTTGAGGAGCCAACTCTGGGACACTGCCAGACGATCGGCCGCCTGTTGGGTGGTTAACCAGGCTGTGTTTTTCCGTTTATTCATGGGTAGTTCATCGGTTACAATGGGGTATGGTTACCAAGAGGGTAACTAACTGGTTGATGGGAAGAAAGCGGTGAAGTCCTCCGGCTGATCCGCTTCAGTGAATATCGGGGGCATGGCGGGTAAAAAGGGGTTTACGGTTCAGAGTTAGTACCCGTGTTTTCCTGACAAAGCGGTGGGGATCCGCTGAGAGGATCGTTTTGGCCATATCGCAGGCCTCCTGTAGATCTCCCCAAAAATTGAGGTGCTGCACCACACCGTCAGTGCGACAAACCTCCACTAAATAGGACGGCTCAGTTCCGCCAGTATCGTTTACCAATGACATATTGAGGCTATTGGTTTTACCGGCAAAGGGCTTGTGTTCAGTATTAGGGTTCATTTTTAACTCCAGTTATTCAACGGTTTCCATTCGTGGCGGCGGTGCTTTTCAGCAGGGTAGAGGCAGTCAACACTCCAACCTATAGGCAATAGTTTCAGTAGTTCAGAGAGGGAGTAGTCCCAGCTATTTTGGGCATCGGCCCGCAGCGGAACCTTAACCACGATCGTTTGTTCCATGTCTCCCCGGAATAAAACAACCTTGAGGGGCGGGGTAGTGGCAACGATCGGTTTTGGAGGGGACAGAGTGGTGGTGGTACGATCTTCAAACATTGTGTTTTTCCTGAAAAAGTAATTGTTAATTCAACTGGTATTTGTCGGTAAAGCCTATGCAGCGGTTGGGAAACCTACCAGAAATTTCACCAGTCCAGGGGCTGCTAGGGTTTTGGCAGAGGCGGATCCAACGATCGTCTAGATCGAAGTCCCGTTGGTAGTACAGACATTCACAGCAGTTAGAAACTGAAAGCATTTTGACTCCTTAACTTTTTACCAATACGATCGTCCCCGCCTTTAGTTTGAACCGTTCGATCGCATTCAAACACTCGGTACAGGTAACCTGCTGTCCATCTTCGTGATAACGATCGAAGGCTTTTTTGCCCTGTTTCCTACCACAGAGGACATCTCCTTTCTTTCTGGTGACCATCGTTAGTTTAATGTCGTGGTCTGCCTGGGCATGGATTACCGAATTTGACTGCCCTGTCCAACCCATCCTAGAAGTAGGGGAATGTGCAGCAAATAGAACAGGACGATAATCGGCGGGTAAATATTCTCTCTTTTCAAAAGAGGTGTCCACACGATCGTCTACGACATAGAGTGATGTTTCTACATCAGACATTAACTCTTCAAAACAGTCGTTCAAAGCGCCCATATTTGACTCCTTAAAAACTAGCTTTTGGGAGGGCGGTATAAAGGCATTTGCCAATATCGGTTAGCAATTTGACAGAGCCAGAACCCTGTCCATGTCGGTTTTTGAGGGTGATAACCTCGGTAATGTTGCGATCGATCGTCTCCTTGTTGTAATGCTCATCGCGGTAGAGCCCCACCATTAGATCTGCCTCCTGTTCAATGTTGGAAAACTGACGCACATCGGAGGCATTAGGCCGCTTGTTTTCCCGGCTCTCTACACCACGGTTCAGTTGGCAGAGCAACAGCACGGGAATATTGAGTTGTCTGGCCAAGTTCTTAAAATTCCGCACCGCTTTGTTTGCAGCGTCCACAGTGGCGGGATCGGAACCGGGGAAAATGCGGTGAAAGTGATCGATCACAAGGCACCCTAAATTCACCTGGGTACTCAGGGCGATCGTTCTGCCAATGATCGCGTCAGCAGTGAGAGAGCGATCGTCAATATAGAGCGGCTTTTCCTGAATTGACTGCCGAACACTGGCAATTTGCGGATCGTTGGCACAACCCCGGTGGCGGATCTCCTGGTAGTCAGTCCTGAGCATGATCCCCATCCAACGGTGCAGGACTTCCTCTGCCGACATTTCCACCGAAGCAAACGCAACGGCAGAGCCACGGTGAGCCATCCCCAGACTGAGCCAACAGGCAAAGGCAGACTTCCCCATTCCGGGCCGTCCACAGATCGGGATCAGGTTCCCCCTGGCAAACCCACCACCCCAGTGGTTATCGAGATCAGGGATACCCGTAGAAATTGACTCAACATGAGACGTGGCCTTATCAAAATATTCAGAGGCGTGGAGGAACCCAGACTGCTCTGGGAGTTGTTCAAACAGTTTGCTAAATTCCGCCTGAACCTGTTGTTTCCAGTCTGAATTTTTAGTGTCTGCGGCTTTATTCAAGAGTGCAGGCCCGTACTCCTGAACGTGACGACGAACCGCCTTATCCAGGATCAGTTCCATATAGTCAGCATGAGCGTAGCTTCCGATCGTTGTGTCCATGATCGAAACGATCGTTGTACCAACATCCTGATACCCCAGATCTGAACAAGCAGCCCGAACTGAAGTTAGGTTAACACTTTTTCCTTCTCGAACTAAAACTAAAATTGCCTCCCAAATTCGGGAATGTTCCCGCAGGTAAAACACGCTAGGAGGAACGCTTAAATACAGGGGTGGCACTAAAGGATCAAGGAGTGCTGCACCTAAAAATGCGGCTTCAATTTCCAATGAGGCAATAACTTTGTCTTCCATTTTTGAACCTGCTTGAAATTACAAAAAATTTTCAAATTGAACATGGTTAAAATTGTTAGGAACTGGAACGGCATGGACAACCGGATCAGGCTTGCTGGCCTCATCCCACACATCCAGGAGCGGTAACCGCTCGGCATTGAACACCTGGGACGGGCTCAACTTCTGCTTGAACCAGCCGCCCGATCGCTGTGCTGCCTGAACGAGGAGCGGGAAAAATTCAAAAAATTCCTCGTCTGTCCCGACGAACCGGGTTCGATAGGCTGAAATGCCTTGAACGATCGCGGGTGCAGGGGCTACAGACAGCGGTTTCCAGTTCCCGCAGGAGCGGTTATAAACCTCTAAAAATTTGCCCAACGGGACGATCGCCCCGAAATTGCCCCTTAAAACGCCGTTAACCGGCTGAATATCGTTTGACACCTGAATTTGTTTTTCAGCGGAAATTGAGGCGGTTTCGGAGGGGCTGGGCGAAAAAACGGCGGGGGCGGCGGAAAAAATTTGCGGCGGCACGGCGGGGAGATCTAGATCTTCCGGTTCCACTCCAGTCTGGTTTGAGTTGACAGGGTAGGAGTTTGCCAGCTCGGGCTCTGTGTCTGTGAGGGTATCTGTGATTTCAAACTCGATCGTGTGTGTGCTGTTGTCCGTTGTCGAATTTTTTCGCGCTTCACACACACTGGGATCTAGTTCATTGGGATCTAGTTCATTGGGATCTAGTTCGTGGGTCAAATTTGATCCAGGTACCTGGGTTAAATTTGATCCACCTACCTGGGTTAAATTTGATCCAGGTGCCCGTCTACCCGGATCATTTTTAACCTGGGTCAAATTTGATCCGGGTAGCTTCCACTTTGGGGGCTCGGTTACCTGATATATCGAGGTTTTACCGCTCCTGCTACACCGAACAACCATGCCAGCAGACAACAGGAACGATAGCGATCGTTTTAGGGTTCCGGTAGAAAGTCCGCAGTCTTCGGCCATACGATCGATCGACTGCCAGCACTTGCCTTCATGTCCGGACCTTTTGACGATATGCAGATAGACAAAAGCTGCTGTTGGGTTCCCCTTGAAAATTTCCAAGGCTTCCAGATGTATCCAGATAAATGGAGTGGTTCTAGTATCTGTTAGTTTTGTCATGGTATAATTTACCTGTGTAATTCACCCGTGAGTGTAATTCCATCAATTGTGTGGGTTAGTCATTGCGTCCTGGGGCCTGAACGGCCCCTTTTTTTTTGACTGTTACGCAACGGGAGCCGGAACTGACATTTGCTCGATCGCTTTGAGGATATTTGGAAACTCCGAAGCGGGAACCTGAGAGGTGCGATCGGTTCCATAGGCTTGCTGCAACCAGTGAACATAGGTGTTAGTTGACACCCCTCTTTCAGTCATCGTTGAACGAATAACTCGGTACTGCTGATCGTTGATAAAGTGGCTGTCAATAATTTCACCCTCTTCAACGATCGGATCGCCTTCGATCGCAACACTTGACTGAATTTGTTGAACTTGCGGGAACGCTTTTCGCAGTGCATGGGCTTCAGCACGAATGCTGAGCATATGCAAAGGCATTTCTCCCCAAATGGGGTTTTTCTGTGCAGTCTTGGCGTAGTCGCTCCACCGCACCACGGCGGTAAACGGGCACCGCACCCCCTGGACGATCTTATAGACGGTGACTTTGCACAGTGTGGGAGCCTTACGGCCCGTTTGTTCAAAGGCAAAACCGTCCAACCCCTCATCGAAAAGGGGTTCATCTGAACCAGCGTACTGGCCAGAACGATCGGCAATGGCCCGAAGTCCGTCGATACTGATCTGGAAAGTCCATTTACCAGCCCGCTCGATCGCGTAGATCTGCTTTGAGAAGGGGTCTAAACCGGCCCGCTGACAGATGAGTCCAAATAACGCGAGATCATTGTCAGAGGGTTCAGTTTTCCCACTCATAATGGTTTTCTTTATGAGTCGGGTTTGCTCCTGAGTGAATAACCCGATCTGTCCTACTTCCGGCGCTTTTACTAGGTTTGTCATGTTTTTTTGAGTGAATAGAAAACTAGCGTTCATGTCAATACATTAACGCTTAGGTTATACCATGTCAATACATGGCATAGCTTATTCACTTCATGGGTCTGGTAGGGTCTGGCTGTTGAGGTGTTTAACTATCTTACCGCCTAGGGAAAAACTCAATTGAGTGATCCTTGACCGCGTTGATAGCTTGCTGAAACAACGGAAAATGGGAGTATTCACTGTATTCACTTACAATTAGCTCTGACTCCTTGTTTCTCCAAAACGATCGCCAAGCCTCAATACCTTCCTTTACTGTCATGCTTTTTGATGGCGTTACCCATTTCGGGTTGGAGCAATGCCAGTATTCAGTAATTAAGCATTCTGAACCTTTAATTAATTGGTTGCTAGGGAGATCAAAAACTGCGACAAAGCCAAAAATTTTTTTATTTTTGTCTATAGCCAGGGCTTTCAACAATGAACTGAGCGCCAAACGTTGCCCATAGGGAAGGTCGTTATTAAGAGATTTAAACTCTCCCACAACAAATTCCTTGCTCCCAAACTCCACAAAAAAGTCAACATCTGTGGGTGAGATCTTTCTTTCAAAGTCAAAGCCTGACAGGTCAATTAACTTGGCTTGTCTATATCGTTCAATGTTGTAAATTTTCCCTGGCTGCATATCTTACTCCCAGTGGAATGGGTGTTGCTCAATACGGTGTTCCGATCGTCCGTAGTGAGCTATGTCTTTCTCAACCCAGTAAGCTATTCTCCCTAGCGATTTGGCTGCGACTGCCGTTGTGCCAGAACCAGAAAATGGGTCTAAAACTAATCCGTCTGATGGGACATACAGGGTTATCAGTTTTTGCATTAACTCTAATGGCTTTTGCGTATCATGCCACCCCAGTCTTTCACTGCCCCCACACTGAGGAATAATAAAAGTTCTTGACGGTTGCTCGTCCCATCTTTTCTTATATTCATCGTATCCAAAGTAATGATCTCCTGCTTTGAATGCGATAAAAATATATTCAAAGTCTGGGCGCAATAGTGTTGGAGATAGTTGCGGTGGAGAGTTGGGCTTTAACCAAATGGCCTGTTCCCTTTCTGTTTCAAGCCCTATCTCTTGCGCTACCTTGATCAGTCTGTGATAAATATGCAATGTGCAGGTTGCAATAATTACACCTCCTGGGCTTAAAAATTTTTCAACCTTTGGCATCCATTCTTCTGGAGAAATTGCACTACCTTCGGTGTCATCAAAATTTTTATTGACTGATGTTTCTTTGCCGCTACGCAGCGTAAAACCGCCATTGCTTAACAGGTAAGGGGGATCGGTAATAATTGCATTAAACTCAACCCCTCCAATGTCAGACAGTTCAAGATCTCGAATGTCTGCATTTATTCCAGTGGGAGCATATTTAACCTTGAGTGCATTTACTCGTTCTAGCTCTTCTCGCTTTTGCCGCTCAAGTTCATCTTTTGAAGCCTGGGCTTTTTGCCATTTTTCATAGCGATCGTTGCTTTTTTTAACCCAGTCTGTTAAAGACTGACGCAATGCGTTTATCTTTTTAGCACTTGGAACTTGGTCGCCATTTACCAACTCTGGTAGCCGATCGATAAAACGGCTTTGAAGGTTGACAATTTCAAAGTAAGGTTGTTCGTTTTCATCAAACTGCCAAACTCCTTGTTCAGTTGACAGACTCTTTAAGTCCTCAATTGCCGTTGATACCCACATTTTTACTTTGTCTTGGAGCTTTTGCGGCGTTTCTGATGTCGCATCGGTAATAACCTTTTTTACCCAATACTCAGGGTTTAGAAAGCCATGCAATACCTGGGGAATATCGACATCTTTAATGGCAGAAACGATCGTCTCGGTTTGCTTGACACTCCATTCTTTTTCAATGAGCAATTCCGTCAACTGTTGCCAGTATTGTTCGGGGGATTTGTGGATGGCGGCAATGTGGTTAGCCTTGTCCAAAACATCACGGATGTCCGTGAGGTTTATTGCGTTGATAACAATGGCTGCATCTCGATAGGGACGCAACGTATTGTCATGTTTGCCAATAGTCTTTGCATATTCAGAAAGCCCACCTTTCTTACCTCGTCCACCTTCCGAAACTTCAACATATTTCAGAACGTGAATGCCGTATTCCAGGGGGGAAAGTTCGCCTTGGTTGTTGGCTAGAACCAATTCCATAAACGCCGCGTCATCGTCTATTTCTTTCACCCAACAAGGGAGGGAGTTGCAGCCTGCTTTTATGGCCGCTTTGTGGCGGGTATGTCCAGAGATGATCTGGTATTGAGTACCCAGTGGGCGCACCAATAATGCGTAGCAGGGGTTAAACCCGCTTTCTGTAATAGATCGGGCGATCGTGTCGATAATGTCTTCCCGATAAATTAGGCGCGGGTTATCGGGGTGTGGTTGCAGATTGTCCACTGGCAACCACTGGATTTCTGCATACAGATTGGTATCAGTACCTTTCAGATCGAGCAAACTAAGTTGAGTCATATATTAAAAATAGGTAGGCCAGTCAAATTCAAGCAAAGAAAAACGATCGCTCCCGTGGGGGAAACGATCGCTTGGTTAGTATGAAATTTCACCAGGATCAGAGTGCCGATCCTGTGAAATTTCGACATTGCGCTGCCAATTTTTGAGGATCGACTTTAACTGCTCGATCGCCTCTAGGGAACGGTTCAGGGAAGTGTTAGCCTCCTTGAGTTCGTCCTTGAGTCTGCGAATACGGCGTTTCAAGCATTCCTGTTCGTATTCTGCATTTTGAATTAGCAGCGCTAAAGTTCCCCCATGCGTTGAGGGGACGATCCGAGCTCCAGTTCCTCGAACGCCGGATCCGTTCCCGCTACCGATCGGGCAAACTGCTCCAGAAACTCGTTCCGGTTCAGTCCCAGAGACTGAGCCTTCTCCTGTAGCAGGTTCCACGCCGTTGCGGTCACACGGGCGCTCACCTGTATCTTGGGCTCCCCATACTGCATGGGCTTGGCCCTCACAGCGATCGTCTTGCGCGATCGGGAGGGAGGTGGAGCCTTTTTGGATGGGTTTGTTTTTGTCATTGCATTGAACTTCCACTAAATGATCAGAACTCATGGTTCTCCTCCTATTTTGTCACAGCCCTGTCAAGATGTATTGACTTAGAAGTATATACTATGGTTAGAATATGCTAAAGTCAATACACAAGAAAAGCCCTACGGCAAGAAAAACACATGATGACGAATTACCCATCGGAAACCGCCCCAAGCTTTTGGGAGTTTCCGCTCCCCCTCGCAATAACGATCGCATTTACGAACTCAAGGACGAGATGAATGGAAGAACTACCATTAGAGAAAAAATTTGAATTGCAGCGCTTTACTAACTCCCTGCAAAACGCCAGCAGGGAAGATCTTGTAGAGATCTGCACCAAAACTTACGCACTCTACCTGAACTATCAGTTCACAGTCAGCAAAATTATCAAGTCCGAAATTACTCAAGGAGTAAGCCAATGGAAGCCTCCGCAACAGTAACAATTCCCCACCTCTCGATCGTCCCCGATACTGAAGCACCCCGGATCACCCTACTAGAGGCTGATCTAATGCACCTTTGGTGTTTGGGAATCCTCAACGACAAAGCTTATGTGTACCTTATTCTCCGGCATCTCTTTAGCACTAAGTGGAGCGATCGTCTGGAGGATGGACAGTTCCCCTCCAAAATTGAATTGTCCCAGAGCGATCTGCTCTATATCTCTAGCGCCTGGAGTGCTGACAGCAAAGAGTTAACGGACAAAAAAATTCTCACAGCGATCGTCGCACTAACAAACCTGAAAGAGTGCGTCTGTCTGAGTGCGGTGCAGCAGTTGTCCCTACTCGATCCGGGGGCGCTTTTTTTATGATGAAGCCGGTCGGTGGATATTACGGGGGGAAGGCGCGGCTGCGAGAAGCCATCAGCGCCTACTTCCCACCTCACCAGAAATTTGTAAGCCCCTTTGCAGGGTTCGCCAGTGTGGAACTTTGCAAGCGCCCTTGCGAGTTTGAAGTCTTGGCAGACATTAACCCCGGCACAGTAGCCTGTCTACAAGCGATCCGGGACTATCCCAGTGCCATGATTTCCCATTTGAAAAATGCCGACTGGGACAAGCGGTGGTTTGATCTGTGCAAGCTCACCCTGCAAGGACACGATCGCCACCCCACGCTAGTAGTTGGTATCGCAGCACTCGCTTACAGTGCCATGGCCAACCAGCGAGGCGGATCGGTTTCCGGCTACTCCCCCCAGCAGGCAGAGCGGGCCAGTCAGCGAGACTGGAGCTACCTGCTACCCATCAGCGATCGTTTGTCCACGGTGACGATAAAACGATCGGACTGGCTGACCACACTGGAGGCGCACCCGCCAACGCCTGACACCCTTTATTACCTAGACCCGCCGTACATCAAGGGGGGTGAGTTTTACCAACACACTCTAGATGTAGCTGATCATGAGTTGCTGCTCTATCAAGTAGCGGATCCCCGGTTTACTGGAAAAGTGGTGATCTCAGGTTATGAGTCTGATATTTACGATCGCATTTTGTCCGGCTGGCGCAGGGTGGAGCTACCCGCCCAAGACAACAAACGCCGGAACCGTACCGAAATACTTTGGATCTCCCATCAACCAGTTAACCGACGAACTACCCATGAGTAAACACTTGATCCTCTTCCGGGGACTTCCCGGATCCGGCAAAACCACATTGGCCAAGCTGCTGCTGAATACCTTATCAGACTACTCAGACGAAACTGTGAGTATAGCCGCAGACGACTATTTCACAGACTGTTTTGACGAGTACCATTTTGATCCCAACAGGATCGGAGATGCCCACGAGTGGTGCTACTCGCAAGCAGAAAGTTATATGCAGGCAGAGTTTGTTGCTATTGGGGTTCACAATACCTTTACCACTGAATCCGAAATGCAGCCCTATTTTGAATTAGCCAAACACTACGGCTATCAAGTGCATACCGTTATTGTTGAGAACCGCCACGGATCCGAAAATATCCACGGTGTTCCTCCTGAAAAACTCCAACTTTTCCGCGATCGTTTTGAGGTGAAACTGTGAAAACAACAGGACACTTTCTGCACCGCAAATTGATAACCATAACCTTTGACTCTCAAACCTCTGAAACGATCGATCGACTCAGAGGAGAAATGCCACCCCGTCAATTTTTGGAAAAACTCATCGAACAGCAATGCACTACTCAATCTCCACAGAGCTAGTCCAATGGCTCACTAACTCGCAAAAGTCACTGCGATCGTCCGTTTTGTTTCGAGTTTACGAAAACCTCCTGTTCCTGTTTCTGATGAACAAACAGCAGGCTATTTATATCTCTATCAAAGAATATTCTCAGCAGATAGGGCTATCCCGCCATACTCTAGGCAGCTATATGTCCATTCTCAAAAAACAAGGGTGGATCGCCTATCACGAAAGTTATAACCGCACGATGATCGTCTATTGGGTACGGTTGTCTGAGCGAGACGCTGCACCCAAAACAGTTGAGCCAGGGGTAAAAATTAAATCCCCCAACGGCAAGGTCTATTTTGTCCGACTGGGACAATTCCGGGAGTTTGAGAAAAAACACGGGCTACCCGATCGCACTATCCAATACCTAAAACGCAGGTTTGAAGACGATCGGGACACCACTGATAGAATACAGTGGAAGCTTTTGGATATTGTCGAATGGGAACCCAAAATACCGAAGGAAAAGGTATCAAAATAGATCCGATCGTTGAGTCAGTCCGGCAGAAATTCCAACAGCGGAGCGCAGCCGGACAACTCAAATACAGAAGCACCCTAGACAGGACAGACCTGACAGCAAGGGACTGGCTAACCCACGCACAGGAGGAAGCTATGGACTTTGTTCTCTACCTAGAACGCCTACTACTGCAATTTGATCCCGTAGCAGAAGAGGATGATCCTAGTCCCTAAAAATATTTTTGCCTAATGTGTTGACAAGCGTTAGATAACGGTTTAATATTAGATCATTGAAAAACACAAACGCCGGAGGCAAAACCACCATGACTAAATATCAAACCGAAGCCGGACACAACAAAATCAAAAATTCGCGGCCCTACACCTGGGTGAATATCTGCGGTGTTTACACCGCAGTTACGAATACTGGCTATATGCTCTATTTAGCAAAAATGGGCAGCCAATGGTTCCTGTCGGCAGACGAACATCATCATGATGACATTGATGACAATGGGTTCAAGACTTTGGCTGAAGCCAAGGAATACGCTCAGGAGTGGGGTGATTTCTACGATGACTGTGTTTCAGAATGCATTCGGATTCATGATCCCGCTGGCGAGTGGCAGATCTACGAATCCCAACCCATGTGGATTAGGGAGCTTTGGGACTGCTTCCTCTGGGGGCTGTACGATCGGAAAAAGGGGCCCATTACTACTCGGTTCTGCTATGAATTGTCGGAGCCTGCGATAAAACTATAATTCACCGCCCCGAAAGGGGCTTTTTTATTGCAGTACCAGCAGTCTAAACGAAACCTTCCAGAACCCCTCCCGATCGTCCATGGCCATAAATTGAGTTGACAGAGTATCGTCGATGAACCTGCACACCAAGTTCTCACCATTGTGGACGATCGTTAGAGGGTGGTGGGAACCATGACAAACCCAGAAATAATTTTGCAGAATAGTTAACTCCTCACGGTTGAGGAGACGATCGAACGTTAACTTTTGCTTTCCAGTAGTCCACGCTGCCAACGGACTACGCCAGCCCCCAGCATTATCAAAACTCACCGTCTGGTAATTCAGTTCATAGTTCGTATCGTTAAAAATTCCCAGATCTAGCGCCAACCCTGGAGCCGTCCCTAGGGTTCCTGGTGAAACCCACACCGCAGGCGGCACCCGCAACTCCTCTACAGACAAGCTCGAAATATTCCAGATTTGTTCCCCAGACTCCTCGATCGCTCCCTTGAGTTGCAGCGTACAACTATCCTCAGTGAACGCCACCGGCACATCAAATTCAAAACTAGCAGTAATAGTCCCCACCGGAGGCGAAAAAAAGGACACCAGACCCCGTGCAGAGTCTAGCGTCCAATTGGAGTCACTGACCGCTATGTTGTTTACCTTAATCGCAAAACCAGAGGCAAGAGGTTTGCTGACGATCCTATCATAGTACGCACCGCCAACCGTGTAGCGCTTCACCACCTGGAACTGAGTTTTAACCCCATTCCCCACACCGATCGGACTGTCCACTGCTTGGTAGTCGCTCCAGTCTCGCCAGCGAAACCCCTCGTAACTACCGCGACGGGCCTCAAAAAAGTCCTTAATTGCTAGTGGATCACCCGCCTCCAAATAGAACGATCGATCGCCTATACTCCACCTGCCTAGCGGTGTACTCCACTCACTATTCCGTTGCTCGTTGCCATTACCATGCTCCACGATCGTGGTGCGCCATCGGTGCCCGCCTATGGCCCCATAGTCGTATCCCAGATCTAGCCGTTCCTCAGAAAATGGTTGAGCCATTGGTTAAGCCTCAATTCCAGTCATGTCCACATTCACAAAACCCAGGGTTTGGATATTGGAGTCAGTCGTCACCTCGGCATTAGTGAAGCCTAGTTTTAATAAGTCCATGTCATCCAACGCCAAATACCCATAAACCTCAGCATTCACAAACACCACACTAGGCAGATCAAGATCGTCCAGTGCATCTAAAAACGCATTGACAAACCCGATCCCCGTTGGCTCTGGTGGCGGTGGTGGTGGGAATACCACTGGACTACTAAACTCGATCGTCACGAACTGCTGGCGGTGATCCGGCAGCACCAGCCCCTCTACCTCAAAACTGGTGAACGAATTGCCAATTAAACCCCAGGCGGAACAAGGCCCCAACTTCACCCGATGCACCCGCACTCGCACCGGTCGATCGTCAACATTCACTCCGGCAAACATCAGCATCACGGGACGGGTAGGACGGAAAAACCCATAGAGCCTATCCAAACTCGCAAACCGATATCTAGCCCAAACCGTCTCTCCGTTCAATAGCCTGGAGGAGCCAGGCATTGTCAGGGCCCCTAAGCGATCGTCTAGTTGGTAGTCGTAAATACCCTGAACAATTAACTCCCCCGCAGTGCCCGTAACCACCCGCGCCCCCGATCGCAATTGAAAGGTATCCTCTGTGGCGTTAAAAACTTTATACCCAGACTGATCGCCTATATAAATATATTGGGAGTTTATTGTCACAAAATCATTATTTATCGTTACCCTCTCAATATCGTCCAGGAAGAATTTAACTAACCTGCCGTCCGTTAACCCGTGGTTATTGACAGTAAACACAGCCCCATCGAGAAATGCCAGCCAAACCAGCGGATCCGAACTCTCCCTACGGATCAACAAATTCCCGTTTCTATCCCGGAGCCCCAGCCACTCCACCACCCCCGGATAACTTAAAATCGTCGTCATCCCCCGGTACAAAACGATCGGTTCATTCTCCACCAGTCGGGACGCTTCCGGCACTAACCGCCCGTAAAAATATCGAGCCAAATTATTAGCCGACACGCTATCCAGAGTCAGACTCAGGGTTACCTGCTGAGACTCCAACAGGGCATCCGTAAACCCCTTACCCGTCCGACTCTCCTCATGTCGTTGCTCAGTGGTACTGGTTCGTATTTCCAGTCGTGGACAATTCCCCAGATCCACAAACCCCATCGGGAGATAGTTAAACCCTACCTCCGCTACACTCACAACCCCCTGCCCTCGGTATAGCAGCGTATTGGACATTAGTAACACCGCATTGCAATTAATGCAGCCTTGCGAACGATCGTGCTGCTAGTGTTGGAACTAGCTGTTACCGCACTACCGCCTTCAGTGCTGGCCAAGTTAAATGTGTAACTTGTCTCGTTCCAGTTAATTACCCAATAGTTAGCACCGGTACTAAACCCACTGGGAGGACTGGTTTGGAATTGCACCCGCGCCCCATTCTCCAGAGTGCGACGGTTAGGGGAACCTCCCGCCGTAAACACATTGCCACTATTAGAAATAGAAATAGTTGCATCCAACCCCCAACGGGCCACAATAATAGCCCGATCGCGTCCCTCAAAGGTCGACAAGGGATCCGGGTCTATATCAATAGCCATTCCGATCGTATAGCTATCAAAGTTTGTTTTATTGGGATCGATGTAGTAAAGCCCTGGCACCGTACCTAATGGGGATGAGAAAAAACTGCCCGTATTTTTCAGTAAAACCAACTCAGACATTTGATCGTTTACAGTCGTCTGTCCCGCCGCAGGCACAATATTGAAATTCCGCAGTGGTGAGTCATTCCGTGTACTAGAATTTTCAGTCTGTGGAGTCATCACGGAAAAATAGGTGTTCGCTCCATTCTGGAGCAAAACGATCGCAAAGTCGCCCTGACGCTGGTTGAAATAGCCGTTCCGGTTTCCTACAGCACCCGCAGCCCAGAGTCCCCATTGAGTTGCAGAGTTCACACAAGCGGCGGCAAAAACCGATCCTTGAATTGCAGTAGAGGGGTAGTGAGTAATTGCGGTGGCGTGGTCTCTGGCTAGAAATCGCCAGCCACTAGAATTTCTAAATGGTATTGTAAAGCTAGATGCTGCCTCGCCAGCACTTACTAATACTTTTGTTGATGTGGATGAAGAATTCAAATGAGAATAGGGCTGGGTATAATAAGTCTCTCCAATAGTATCTACTACAGGGACAACCCAAAATCTAGCTGAGTCCTGCAAGAAGCTAGGTTCTACTGATCCCGGTGGATTACCGTCCCTAACATAAGCTCTAGCATTTTCAACAGCAAAAGCGGAAGTCAAGAGATCGTTACTCTCTCTGAAGCAAACAGATCTATGATACGTGTTTTGACTT